ATCTCCTTGCGGAGCGACATGATAATCTCGTTAGCCGCGAAGCGAAGCGCGGGGGAGACGAGGGAAGAGGTGAATCCAGTAGCCATTTTCTATGGTCCTTTCTTTGAAGTTGATTGAAGTTTCGGGATTAGCGTTTCACGCACGAGTTGCGGATGGCCTCGTTTTCCTTTTCGGGGTCGCACTCGCCAGACGAGAATACGCCTGCGTTGACGGCGACGGGCTTCTTCGCCGAACGCCAGTTGATGGCGACGGGCTTCTTCGGCTCGTCCTTCTTCTCCGCGCCCCTGCTGGCGTTGAGAACCGCGAAGTTGTGAACCTTGCGGAAGTTGGCGACCGTCTCCCTCGCGGCCTCGGGGTCTTCGACGTACTCCGCCTTGACCTCCTCGACCATATCCTCGGGAATGACGTCCTCATTCTCCGCGATGAGTTCATCCGCCTCGGCGTTGAGCTTGGCCTCCTCCATCTCGGCGTTCTGCGCCTGGAGGTCGCCGCACTGGTTGAGGACGGCGTTCAGCGCGTCGAGGGCCTTCTCGTTGAGGGTTTCGCCCTCGGCGGCTCCCGCCACTTCCTCGTCGTCCATATTGAGCGCGTTGCGAACGTTCTCCGCGAACTCGCTGTCGCCCTTAAGGGCCTCGATAGCCTGAAAGACCTCCTCGTCGGTGGCCTCGGCAGGAAGTCCCAGAAGTTCTTTTACCTTATCCATTGTCAATCCTTCCGTGTTTTCGGGTTGATTATTGTCATTCGACGGAACCGCCGTCGATTCGGGCTGCCCTGCGCCGTCCGCGCCGCCATTCGTCGCAACGGGAGCCGCGTCGCCCTTGTCGTCCGCTCCTTCGGGCGTCACGCCGCTGGACGTTGCGTCGTCCACGGTTCCCGCCTCTGGCGTCTCCTTGGGCTTATCTCCCGCCGCCGCGCTGTTCAGCATCGGGGCAACTGGCAAATTGGGTTTGTTGGTGAGGCCGATGGAAACGAGTTCCTGCGGCCTCCCCGCGTCGTCGAGGGTCCACGCGCCGCTCACGAAGCGGTAGACTTTTCCGTTGATGGTGTCCGCGCCGATTGTCGTAGGCTCAATCTCGGCCATAAGGCCCTTTTCGGGGTCCTTGAAGAGCCTAGTGACCCACGCCATCGCCTTCGTGTCCGTGGAAATCTCGGAAGAGTGGTCGGCGTCCACCAGCACCTTGTCCTTAAAATTGGATATGAGCGCGTCCATAGCGTCGTCGTCGAGAATCTGCACGACCTTGCGCTGTCCGCCCTCGGCGTTGTCGTCGTCTACGAACTGCGGGTACTCCCCGTGCGGCGCGAGCTGGATAACGAGGGGCTTTCCAGCCTCCGCCTTCCCGTCGCCCATTTCGGGCAGTGCCGTCGTGACGGCGTTTCTAATGACTTGCTTGCTCATACAAGGTCTGCCGAAGCCGTCAACCACAATTTGCTATAATATGCGGTATACCACCAAAACAAAGGAGAACACGGAAATGGGAAAAGGCGAAATGACAAAGGGGATTCTCGTGATGGAGAGCGTGCCGCATTACAGCGAGGAGGGCCTTGCCCGCCTCAAGCGGATAGGCGTGGAGCCAATGAAAGACGGCTCGTGGCTCTTCCTCCTGTCGAAATGGGAGGTGGCGGCCTGCCACCGCAAGGTAATGTGGGCGGAGCTTGGCGAACACGCGGAAAGGGTATTCGACTTCCTTCAAAGGGTGGCCGCGAGGAAATACGAGGTCTTTGAAAACAACTACGCCATCCCCGCGAAGGGAATGGCGCAGCTCGTCGTGGACACCATCAGGTCGCTGGGCGTCCCCGAAGGCGCGTACAGCGTTGTCTGCTACTAGCGGCAGGCGGCCGCGAGCCGCTCCACTTCGATACGGAAGTTGACTACGCTGTCGTAGTACCGCTTGAAGTCGGCGGGGAGGTTACTCAAAAATCCCTCCGTCGCGCCAGTGAGCGCGTCGATGGCGGAAATGATTTTTTGCGCCTGTGCGCGGCAGTTGCGCTTCACGGCGGCCAAATCGGGCGCGTCGGCGTTGCGGGCCTTGAGGGCGTTGGCGACAATATTGATTCTTTCGCTCATAGTCATCCCTCCTTACTTCGCAGGTTCGTCGGCCCAGAACTCCCAGTCCCAGCCCTTCGCCACCTCCGCGCCGTTCTCGACGCTTTTGGCGGGGTTGATGCGGAGAGTCACCTGTTCGTCGCTTCCGTGCCACGTCCTTTCGCGCTCGGACTTGATAGCGACCTTGATGCTGGAGTCGGTGCGGGAAAGGACCTTGGCAAGCCACTTCCTGTCGTATGGGGCGCGGTAGACCTTGCCGACTTCGAACTTTACGGGAACGTCCACGGCGGCGTTCCTCGCCTTGAGCGCGTTAGCGACGACGGAGTTGCGGGCGCGATAAGGCCCTGCGTAGTTCGCGGTATCGAGTTCGCTCGCGTCGAAAAGCGGTGTCGCGCCATCGAGTCTGATGTCGCCCGTTGCGGTAATCTCCTTGATGCGATACTTCTTCTTGGACGCATCTTTCTTGATGACGACTTGCTCGCCGACGAAAAACCCAAAAGGCGAAGAACTGTCGTTGCGGGCGCTTGCGTTCAGCGGACGGCGGCGAGCCTCCTTCATATCGCCGTAGACCTTGAGTAGCACGCGGTCCTTGCTTACGAGCGGGTAGATGTAGCCGCTTCCGCCGTAGCGCACTTCGTAGAGGTCCTCGGTCTTTCCCCTCTCGACGATATTGCCCGGCTTACAGAGACGGAGGATAGAGTCGTCGCTTACGTTGCGGGCGCGGGAGTTATGGTAGACATAAGCTCCGTCCTCCCCAATAACGCCAGCAAAGGTGAATCCACGCCTCGTTCCTTGCTCCGCCTGTCCTGCTTTGAGGGCTTCTTCTAAAGTCTTAAATGGGCCAATCTGCTTCTCGTCGGCCCCGCCATTCGTATAGCCCGTTGCGTAGAACTTGCCGTTAACCGCCTTCTCGCGAACGATGCTCGTGTCGGCGTTTTCCACTATTTCCAGATTATTAGCGAACTCCGTGGAAGTGCCGTTGTTACGTCCGCCTTTGATAGTAATGTTCTTATCGCGCACTTCTATGACCTCATAAGTCTCGTCGTGCGGCACGGAGCGCACGGAATCCTTAAATCGCACTATGTCCCCTACCTCAAATTCGCTTGTCGGTTTGTAATTCCTCGCCACGGCGTTCAGTGCGTTCGCGACCACCTTGCTTTTCGTTTTCATGTTAATGCTCCTTTCGTTTAAAATTCTGCCCGTGTTCTGTTCGACGGCGTGGACGCGGTCATCGTACAGCGTCTCCATCAGCGCGTCCTTCTCGTGCGTGATAGGCGGAATGAAGCCAAGATTCTCCTCGCACCACTTTTCAATATAGGCGCGGGCTATGCTAGGGTCGGAGTCGTCGTCCTTAGGAGCGACGCGGGCCGTGAGAATCTTTACGTCCTTGCCTACGTCGTGGAGTCGCTTGATAAGGTCGCACATCGGCTTGACAGGCTCCCCGATATGCGAAACGCCTCGCCACTCGTCGTAAGTGGCGAGAGTGCCGTCGAGGTCGAATCCCGTCCACGGCTTGCCTTGCGCTCCATGTGTGTCTACCGCCATCACTCGCCGCCTTTCCTTGCCGCGTTCGGCACTACGCTGTTGTCCGTAGGCCTTCCTCCCGTCGGCTGGTTGAAGAGCTGGTTCTCGAAGGCGTAGCCCATCTGCTCGGCTATAACTTCCGCCATCGCGGGGTCGTCGGGGACTAGCCCGTCAACCTCCGTGAGCAGTTTGGAGGCCGCCGCCGCACGCGCTCCTTCGGGAAGGGCGAGAATGGCGTTCAGCCTGTCCGCAATCGGCTTGAAGTCCGCCTGCAAGGACTCTGCGAGGTCGGCCATCGGGTTGCCCTTCGGCGGGGTGGGCTTTGCCGTCTGCTCCACCTTCGGCGTATTCGGCGTCAAATCCGCGTTATACGGCGTTTCCTTTGCGGGGGGTATATTTATATTGCCCCTACCCGTAACGGCGTTAGGCGGCGTTTTAGGCGCATCTACGGCGGCGTTGTCGGCTTTTGGCTGGTCTACGGGCCTATGAGGCTCGGAAATCGGCGCGTCAACCGCAGTACGCACGTCGGGAACGACTACCGAGGAGGCGGTGGGGGCGGTGGGCGTGTCGGCGTTGAAGCCTATTCCGCCGCCCTCCTGTTTCTTCGTAATCTTGAAGCCCGTAATCTGCGAAAGCTCCTCCGCGTCCATTTCGTAGCCAGCGGACGAGAGGGTTGACGCAAGCTCCGCAATCTCCTTCGCCGTCGGCTGCGGGTCGCTGTCAAGCTGGAACTCCGCCAGTATCGGCTTGCCCTTGAAGTCTTTGTTAGTCCTGAGTATCTGCTCGCAGAACTGCTTGTTGAGGCAGTTGGAGACGATGCGCTTGTCGGCGCGGATGATGCGAAGCCACTCGTCCTGCTGGGCGTCGCCCGCAAGCGTCCCCGAACCGCTTTCCGCGAGGGAGGCGAGGGTTCCGCCCGTGGACATAAGGACGACGAGCTTCATCTGGTGTTCGACGAACTCGGTAAAGGGGTTTGTGCCACGGCTCTCGCTCGCGTAGTTGACCTGCGAGCCGTAGGGGACAACGCCAGTGCGGCCCTCGAAGATGCTTTCCGCCGCCGCGACATACAAGTCCTCGTCCTCTTTCGAGGTAAACTCGGGCATCGTGATGATGACAGGCGGCAGACCGTAGGTTTCAAGGAAACGTCCCCAGTCGCGCTCTCCCACGGCGGCGCGGAGGTATATCATCAGCGCGGGCCAGTTTATCGGACGGTTGCGCGTCACGACGCATACCTGCTCGGGCGGGATATACTGCAATTCCTTCGGGATATAGCCGTTCGACAGCCCGATGTTGCCAGGAAGCGAAAACGCGGAGCCTGACGGATTAAAGTACCACGACTGCCCGCCCTTGTCGTAGCAAAGGTTCCACGAGTCGATAAGCTCGAAGTGCTTTACGTCGCCGTTGACGTCGTGGATGGGCGCAATCATCGAGTAGCCGCGAAACGCGGAAAGGGCTAGATGCTCGAGCGCGTCGGGGAGGTTATCTACCTTCGCCACTGCCTCCTCCACGCACTGTATCTGCTCCTTGACGAGGTTCTCGTCGGCGTTGCGGTA